ATACCAACTGTTATTTCTAATTTTAGAACAAGACATCATTTAAATAATGATTTTTTACATGTTATTAAATCATCAAAACAACATATTAGTTGTACATTTATTGATAATAATGGTAAAATGTTTGCACCTCATGATATTGTAGAAAATATAAATTTATTAACTCCATTTGTGAATATATTAGATATTCCTTTAATAAAAAGAGGATATTCGCCTGAAGTTGTTTTCAATATGTCTTTTAAAATAAATGAAATGTTACCTGATTTTTTAAAATTTAAAAATAATTTTAAAAATATTGGAATGATAACACATGAATCTTTAAGAGAATATGCATGTGTATTAATAAGATACATCAATGAAACAAATTCTATAGAAATATTTAATAAATTAAAATTAGACATTATTCAAAAAATGGAAAATATGGATGTTAATACTATTTTTACTACGAATGCAATATTCTATCAAGGATATAAAACAATTCATGTTGCATCTAATAATAATTTCAATACACATGTTAAAAATATTTCTAAGGAGTTTTTAAAAGATTCTCCTAAAATATCTGATATGTTTGCGGAATATGATAAAGAATATAATACTATTTTAAATAAAATTAAACATTTAGAAAAAAATGGTAGTAAAGAAACAATTGATGAAAAAAATGAATTAGAAAATATATTAACAAATATTACTTTTAAATGGCCACAAGAATTTTTATTAAATTCTAAAGCACATGCAAATAAATATTCTAATTTATCTAAATTAATTTTTCCAACAAATGAAAAAATGGGTTGCAAAGACGATCTTGATCTTTTAGATGATACACGATCTAAATTATTTTTATCTGGAATTGGAATATATCAACCGGAAGAATTTTCAAAAGGTCAAATGGATCTATTTTTAAGAAATAAAGATAAATTTAAATTTATTTTATCCACGCCTCCAATTCTTTATGGTGTAAATATTGGTGTATCATTAATTGATATAGATGATTCTTTTACAGATGAATGTACATTAAATACATTATATCAACTTATTGGTAGAGCCGGAAGAAAAGGACGAAGTACATCTGCATCTGTTATATTTAGAAATAGAAGGATGTTAGATGTTATATTTCAATATAACCATACAAATAATGAGGCGTTAAATATTGAATTAAGATTTAATTCACATTTAATATAAATTTAATATAAATTTAAATATTTATAGAACGCTTTTTCTTTAAAAATAATTTCTTAATATTTTATAATATGAAAAAATTTACAATTCAAAATATTTCATTTATGATAAATAGTAAAGATAAAATTAATATTCTTTCTTTAGAAAATAAAGATAATAAATATATATTGTATAGTAATAGTAATTCACTATCAGATATTATTATTGATAATAATATTTTTACAAAATTTGAATGGAATGAAAATTTTCAAATTATGCCCAAAAAAAAAATGAATGAACTTTTTTTTACAATAAATACAAATAATAATATTTATTCATTATTATGGAATAATAATCCAGTATATTATTTAAAAAATAGTAAAAATATTCATATCAATAATAATATTTTAAAATTGATATTATCAAATGGATTATTGTATTATAATAATACTTTAAGTAAAGAAAAAAATATTATAGATAATATTTTACAAAATAAAAATACAGATGTATTTAAATCCGTTCATTTTTCAGTAAATAAAATAGATTCAGATAAGGAGTTACCAACATCTAATATTGAAAATGAGGATTTACCAATATCTAATATTGAAAATGAAGATTTACCAATATCTAATATTGAAAATGAGGATTTACCAATATCTAATATTGAAAATGAGGATTTACCAACATCTAATATTGAAAATGAGGATTTACCAACATCTAATATTGAAAATGAAGATAAAATAGATTCTGATAATAATATAACTAGTTTAGAAAAAATTAAAACTATTACAAATATAATAAATGAAGAGAAGATAGAACTAAGTAATAAAAAAACAGAAATGGAAAATAATGTATTTAATTTAGAAAATGTATTAATGGATTTTAATAAATTATTTCAATCAATACATCACAATGATTTAAATCAAAAAGATATACAACAAATAGAACCACAAAAAATACAGTTAAAATCAAATGAGATTAAAAATAAAATAATACATAAATATTATATATCCAAAATACAATATTTAAATATTTTTTATAAATTAATAACTATTAAATTAGAATATTCAAATGAACTTAATTTTTTAAATTTATATCAATCTAGTATTATTGAAAATAATATAATTAATAAATCTAATATATCATTTGAATTAAATAATAATAATTCAAGTTATTTAATATTATTTTTTAATCAAAAATATTTAATTAATAAGATTAACAATACTATTATAGTAACGAGTTTATCTAATAAAAAATCTCAGCTTATTAAAAATAAAGAAAATTTTAAATTAGGAAATTATGATTACATGTTATATAATGATGGATGTATATTAATACCGATGATAAATAAAAAAATTTATGATAATAATTATGGTACTTCATATAATTTATATATACCATATGGAACAACTATTTAAAAAATAAATTATGTTTATTTTCATTAAAATAATTTATATAGTATATTATAATGACAGAATGGCAACGCATAACATGGCATATATTACATACAATATCATTACATTATAATGATACCTATAGAAATGAATATATTATATTTTTCAATACATTAAAAACAATTATTCCATGTAGAATATGTAGAAATCATTATATTGAAAATACAAATAAAGAAAATATGCAGATTGAAAACAATATAAATAGTGAAAGAATATTTAATTGGACGATTGATCTTCATAATACTGTTAATAAAATGCATCATAAAAAATTATGGAATTATAATGAATCACGTAATTATTATGAACAACATAATTTCAATAATAAAATATATAAATTTTTTATATTTGAATATATTCGTGCAAATTTTAGAAAAAATTTTGATAAAACATCGGCATTAATTAAAATGATTAACACATTACCATATATATATCCTTATGAAGAAAAAAGAAATAAATTAATTGATTTTAAAGAAAAATTTGAATTAAATAGAGATAATATAAAAAAATGGTTGTATGCGTTTTTAATTATACTTAAATCTTAAATCCTATTATATGACTATTGCATTTTGTTTCTTAGTATATGATTATATTATTAGATATGATATATGGAATTTATTTTTTAAAAATATTGATTTTGAAAAATATATTGTTTTTATTCATCCAAAACATACTTTTAATAAAGATATATATACTTTTCAATATAAAATAATAGAAGAAAAAATAAATACATTATCAAAAGATCATATTAGTATTGTTCATGCAACATTACAATTATTAAAAGAAACATATATATATAATAATGAAATAACACATTTTATATTTTTATCACAAAGTTGTATTCCACTTTATAATTTTAATAAAATATATGAAATCACAACAAAATTTAAGAATAGTGTTATATCAGCTATAAACAATAATAAAAAAGAACGATATTTTCAATTAAATAATCATATGAAACAATATATACAATATTCTAATTTTGTAAAACAACAACCAAATATGATATTAATTAAAAATGATGTTATTGATTTATTAAAGTATAATTATACAATATATTTTAGTAATATGGTATGTCCAGATGAACATTATTTTATAAATGTACTTTTAAATATTTTAAAAAAAAATATTATAAAATATCAAATTAATTTTTGTAACTATAATTTAAATAAAACACAAGCTATGGATTTTAAGTATGTACATAAAAAATTAATTAATAAAATACGAAATTATGGATTTTTATTTATGCGTAAAATCAATAAAAATTCTGTTATTGATTTATGTGATTATTTTGAATAGTTTGTGAAGAAACCTAGGTTTCTTATACATACTTCCTATTTTTAAATATTTTTAAAAGTTTACTTTTAACAATAAAAAGTATAATATTAATAAACTTTTAAGGTATATTATTTTTTATGTAATAAAAAAGTGAGATTTTTAAAATATATTTTAAGGATAATTTATAGTAATTCTATTTTAAAATTGTAAAATGGATTTAAAGACATTTTAATATATTAAATTAAGATAAAAGTACACTTCGTAAATCTTTTTTCTCCTCTAAAAAATGATAAAAAATAGAGATAAATAGAAGGTTATATTATTACCCTTATTTATAGAAGAAGTTAAAATATTTATTTAAAATATTTTCCACAAAAAAATGGTTTTTTAAATTTGTCTGTAAACATTCTTTAAGAGTGTTATAAAACAGATAGACTCGAAAGAGTTATTTATATCAGACTTGATTAAAACTGGTTTTTTAAAAATTTACCACAATTTTAAACTTGACTGACTATAATATAAAAATAAATTTATTTTTAAATATTTAAGCTGGTATTAATCTTAAAAATTTTTTTATAAAAATATACTTAGCGTCATTTTTGAAAAAGTTTATTAGTATATATACTACAATCCTTAAAACTTTAATATAATAACTATCAAATATTTGATATTTATATGCTAACTGTATTTATTATCATTTACAATCTTTAAAAATGTTGTAAATATTATATTTATAATTTTGAACGGTTATGCTATGATTCCAATATAAAAATAGATGGATTTAAGGATAATTTATCCCAATATATTTTATCTATATTTTTTTCTAAAAGATGTATAGCATTTTGATTTGTTGACAACCATTCCCAATCTATTTTATCTAAATTATTTTCTAAAAGATCTATAGCATTTGGATTTCTAGATAACCATGACCACATTATTTTATCTTTATTTTTTTCAAGAAGATTTATAGCATTACTATTTTCTGATAAAAAATCCCAATCTATTTTATCTATATTATTAGATATAAGATGTATAGCATTTTTATTAGATGATAACCAATCCCAATTTATTTTATCTTTATTTTTTTCAAGAAGACTTATAGCATTTAGATTAGATGATAATCTATCCCAATCTATTTTATCACTATTCTTTTCTAAAAGAGGTATAGCATTAATATTTTGTGATAATTCTGACCAAAATATTTTATCTTTATTTTTTTCTAAAAGATGTATAGCATTTGGATTTCTTGATAAATAATACCAACTAATTTTATCCATATTTTTTTCTAAAAGATCTATAGCGTTTGGATTTTTTGATAAGGCAATCCAATTTATTTTATCCATATTTTTTTCTAAAAGTTCTATAGCATTTGGATTGGATGAAATCCATGTCCAATCTATTTTATTTATATCTATCCAATCTCTTAATTTATACATTGTAAAATAATAATTATTTAATATTATAATATAAAGGTATTTTAATTTTTCAATTTTTTTATAGATAGATTAAGGTTCTATGTTGTTTTAACTTTTTCTAAAACAGTGTTACGAAAATTGTGTTCTAAGATAATCCATTCAAATGGTTTATATCTAATTCTTCATCATCTAATTCAAAAATAGATGGATTTAATGATAATACATTCCAACATATTTTGTCTATATTTTTTTCTAAAAGATGTATAGCATTTGGATTTGTTGATAACCAATACCAAGATATTTTATCTAAATTATTTTCTATAAGAAATATAGCATTTGGATTATCTGATAACCAAGACCACTCTATTTTATCTATATTTCTAGATATAAGATGTATGGCATTCGGATTTTCTGACAGTCGATGCCAACATATTTTATCACTATTATTTTCTAGAAGATGTATCGCATTACGATTATGTGATAATATCTCCCAATCTATTTTATCAATATTATTTTCTAAAAGATCTATAGCATTACAATTAGAAGATAATCTTTCCCAATCTATTTTATCCATATTTTTTTCTAAAATAAATATAGCATTTTTATTTTCTGATAATTGTCTCCAATTTATTTTATTTATATTCTTATATAGAATATCTATAGCATTTGGATTATTTGATAACCAATACCAATCTATTTTATCATAATTATTTTCTAAAAGATGTATAGCATTTGGATTCATAGATAATCCACTCCAATTTACTTTATCTAAATTCTTAGATATTAAATCTATAGCATTCGGATTTTTTGATAACATAAACCAATTTATTTTATCCATATTTTTTTCTAAAAGTTGTGTAGCTTTTGGATTACATGATATCCATGACCAATCTATTTTATTTATATCTATCCAATCTCTTAATTTATACATTATATTTTGTTAATAATTATTTATATAATAAATAATATCTATTTTTATTTTTCAATTTTTTTTGTTAGGAAACATAGTTTTCTTACACATACCTTCCTATTTTTAAGTAAATTTTCACATTTGTATACAAAGAAAATATTATTTGTTTATAAAATATAGGAAACATAGGTTTTTTACACATATCTTCCTATTTTTTAAACATAATTTTTAGAAATAAAATTATGTTTAAGATTTAGAACAATCTAATTCAAATATAGATGGATTTGATGATAATGTAATCCAATTTATTTTATCTAAATTATTTTTTAAAATATGTATAGCATTTGATTGCTTTGAAAACCAATACCAATCCGTTAATTTATCTAAATTATTTTCTATAAGATGTATAGCATTTGGATTACTTGATAACGCATACCATTCATCTGTTTCATTCACTATTTTTTCTAAAATATGAATAGCATTTGGATTTTTCGATAACATATACCAATTTATTTTATCCATATTTTTTTCTAAAAGATCGATAGCATTTGGATTTTTTGACAATTCAAACCAATCTATTTTATCTTTATTTTTTTCTAAAAGATGTATAGCATTCGGATTTTTTGATAATCCATCCCATTTTATTTTATCATAATTATTTTCTAAAATATGTATAGCATTTGGATTACTTGATAACCATAACCAATCTATTTTATCTAAATTATTTTTTAAAAGATGTATAGCATTTGGATTTTTTGATAAATATTCCCAACATATTTTATCCATATTTTTTTCTAAAAGATCTATCGCATTTGGATTTTCAGATAATCTAAACCAAACTATTTTATCTATATGCTTTTCTAAAAGAGGTATTGCATTCGGATTACTTGATAAATTATTCCAAACTATTTTATCTATATTTTCTTCTAAAAGAGATATAGCATTTGGATTATTTGATAATCCAGACCAGTTTATTTTGTTTATATCTACCCAATCTTTTAATTTATACATTATATAGTTTATTATATATTTCATATAAAAATATTTATGTATTTTTATTTTTCATTTTTTTTTATAAAAAATATTCTAAATCTTGATGAATACTAATCTATTTTAATCAATTTTATCTATATTTTTTTTATAAAAGGTAGATGGCATTTTGATTTAATGAAAATCTGTTCCAATCTATTTTATCTATATTTTTGGACAAAAAAAATGAGAATTTTAAAACAATTTCAGGTGTAAGCTTTTTCCGTGTTAGATAAATTTTGTTCTAAACGATATGGATACTGATTATATTCTTTTATGAAACAATTATTACTTATTTTTTCATTTGGATAACTTATAAAATAAGCAATTAAATTATATATTAAATTATCTCTTAACAACATTATTTTTTCACGATGATTATTATAATCTTTTTTTTATTTGTAAATGTTTGTTATATTTGAATATTTATTGTGAATAATATTATTTTCACGATTAAAGTCATTATATAAACTTTTTGTATCATAAAATATATTTATAAAAAATATATTACAAATATCTATGTACATATGATTATAATCATCTGAATAATATTTTGAATAAGCAGTTACACTAGTATTTAACATATCTTTTAATTTTTTTTTCGTTATTATCTAATATAAAAGCTGTATAATTTGTATTCAAAATTTCAAAATTATTTAATTCATTCATATAATCTTTATATAAACTTTTTATTAAAATTTTATGAATTTTATTTGAATTATAAAATATACTCATTGGACATAAGGAATACATATTTAAATTATGTTTATTTATTTTTAAATATAAAAATATTTTCATAAAATTATTTTAAATACAATAATCAATTATATAACTAATATCTTTATCTTTCAATGATGGATGATTTAAATATCGAGTAATAATAGATGGATGCATTGCCTTTTTTATTAATTCTTCTTTAAATATATTACATCTTTTTTCTAATGCTTCATAATCCAGTTCAAAAATAGATGGATTTAAGGATAATATATTCCAATTTATTTTATCTATATTCTTAGACAAAATATGTATCGCATTTGGATTTGCTGATAATGTACCCCAAATTATTTTATCATTATTCTTAGACAGAATATGTATAGCATTTGGATTATAGGATAATTCAATCCAAACTATTTTATCCATATTCTTTTCTAAAAGATGTATAGCATTTGGATTTTGTGATAACATATACCAATCTATTTTATCAATATTTTTAGACAAAATATCTATTGCATTTGGATTATATGATAACAATGACCAATCTATTTTATCTATATTCTTAGATATAAGATTAATAGCATTTGGATTTTGTGCTAATCCATACCAATTTATTTTATCATCATTCTTTTCTAAAATAGGTATAGCATTTGGATTTAATGATAACCAATACCAATCTATTTTATCTAAATTATTTTCTATAAGATGTATAGCATTTATATTAGATGATAAACCAAGCCAATCTATTTTATCATTATTTTTTTCTAAAAGATGTATTGCATTTGGATTTTGTGATAAAAAAAACCAATTTATTTTATCATTATTTTTTTCTAAAAGTTGTATAGCATTTGGATTGCATGATAATGTATTCCAATCTATTGTATTTATATCTATCCAATCTCTTAATTTATACATCATATTTTACATTATCTAATCCATACAATTTTAAATATATTTTTATAAAAATATATTTATAGTCATCGCAATTTAGAATTATATTAAAAAATATTTTAAATTTATTTCTAAATATTTGATGTTTGATAATAAAATAAAAGAATTATATATAAATATATATATATATAAATATATATATAGTCATCGCAATTTAGAATTCTACTAAAATTTTTTAAAAATTATTTTATTAAAATAATTTTTAAAATATAATTTATATTTTTATAATAAAATTAAAAATATAATAAAAAAAATGTTTAAGTTCTCTCTTTATATTAGATAATATATATGCAAAAAAACGAATGTACTATCCTTTCCCATGAAAAAATATAAATTTATTTTTAAAATAAA